CAACAGCGCCCGGTGATTTAACACGAACAATACCGCCAGGACGTGACGTTAATAGATCGTCAAGATTAACCTGACCTTCTAATGCCCATGTCCTGCCGTTGACTGTTAAGTACAAGTTATCAATCAAGGCACGCATTAAAGAAGTCTTGGTGCGCTGTGCTTCCATTGAAAGATCAGCGATTGAAAGACCAAAGAACTGGTGAGGGATGGGGATCGGTGTTAATGAGATAAACGGTTGCCCATCACACTCAACATTCTCAAGTATCTGATTACCGGCACGAACGACCTTGCGCCATTCTTGTATGCCATCACCGTCATAATCTACCTTTAAGTAGCACTCTGTCACCCAGACCACACGAGAAGCAGGATCGCCATTCTCCATGTTGCCACGCCCACCCAGATACGGTGATTCATCATTCTGCATCTTCCGAGAAACTCGCTCAGAGCCAAAAGCCCCGTCATTCTCATCAGAGCTTATGTTATCAACATTGTCGTAGCCAGCCTCTTTCAGCTCGCCTATGGTGCGTTCGAATCGGTGCGCTACAAAAGGGGAATCTTCGCAGTTCTTAGCCCTTCGTGAGATAAGGAATTCTTCAGGTGGTACGTTCTCGATGCAGCAGTAGCCTTTATCAACGACACGCTTGACAGATATATCATGTAACTGTTGACCAGTCAGTTGATCTGGGTAGGCTGTATGCTCGATAGGCTCAACGTGCTTGTCTTGCAACAACATGCCAAGTTCAATATCATCAAGTCCGACATAATCTTCACGGGCTTCGTCAGTGGTTTTATCCCACCAAACTTTAACGATGCCATTCTTGGCAAGGAGTGCGTCTTTAAACCAAGTGTGTAGGATTTGGAAGCCTTGATTCTGCACATAGAACACATGACGACCAATATATTCAGTAATATGATCTTCTTGCTCTTCAAACTGCTCAGACTTGGCCTGAAACTCGACGACCTTATCACCACCGGCAAATATCTTTAGCAGTGAAGGCAACATCCACTCGACTGTATCCATGACAGAAGTATCAACCACCGCAGAACGTCCATCAATAGAGGGAGGTGCTAAGTCGCCAATAGGCTTTGCGTAGTAATATTCGAGGGCTTTCTGACGGTTCTTAGTTAGCTCACCTGAGCCGTAACCTAGCGACTGCTTGATCTCTTGGTCAGTAAGTGCTTTGAGCTTGTCGTCAGTCATCTTGCTCATTTGCTGACCTTGCTTTCGATAACTGATACTCGTGTATCAAGTCTTGATAGTTCGTGCCGTAAATCTCTGTCTATCGTTGCCAGTGTATCGTTGATCTCGCCTAAGCGCTCATGGAGTTTATTACCCATCCAGCCGATCACGACAATTAGAACTGACATCAACATGCCAACTACCGGCATTAATATATCTGCTTCACTCATGTTGTCTCCCGACAATAAGCTATTTTACAACCGCTTGTCCGGTGACAAGATGCCAGCACCACCAGCTACCGCCATACCTAATGCAGTAATAGCAGCGGTCTGGTCGTCAGAAAAATGATAGACACCAAAGGCAGATAAGCACCAGATAACGCCTCGCCAAGTGGATGGTTCTTTTAAACGATTGAATAGATAATTCATACTCACTCCTTTCCATTTGTGCTAATTATACCATATTTGCAATGTTATAACATAACATATGTCAATTGTAATTTAATGACGGATACTTGAGCTTACCGCCACCCCAAGTATCGTTTGTCATGTGCTGTTCAGCCATTGCTATGTATCTGAAGCAGTCAGCACCATGTGAGCTATCATCATGCAGTGGCGCACCGAATGTACCAGTGCTTTGGTTCTGCGTCCTTCGGTAGCGTTTAAGCTGGTTTAACAATGCTGAGGCTTTTTCATCTATCCACACTCTGCCGAACATCATACGGGCTGATTTAATACCCTCCTCAATGTCATCACGACCTAGCACGAACACCGAGCGACCAAAGGCTTGCAACATTTCTTCAGTCGATTTGCCAGACTTGAAGTCACGGCTACGACCATCATGCGGAATGTAATCTGTTCCCCAGTTATAGGACTTGTTACGCAGTTCATCAACATAGCTGTCTAGCGTTCTGTGAGAGTCCTCGATGTAATCAATAACCCTAACCTCACCCGAACCAGAGCGCTGCACCATCGCTATACTCATTGAATCATTCCAGCCTAAATCCCAGACGGTATGAACTTTAAGTAGCGGATCGTAAGGAGCGCGGCCTTGCCTTTTTTCAAGTAATAGCTTGGTTATTTCCTGTGCGTAAATAGCACCCTCGACAGCAGGACGACATTCACCACCCCAAACCGTCTTATATCCTTCTGGATCACGCTTAAGCCAGTCAATGCGCTCTTGCTCTAACTCATCAGGAAACCATATATTATCAGACCAGTTAACCTTGATAACGAGTGAGTTATCAGATTGATTAAGAACAAAACGCTGGTAGGTTTCATCTGTATCTAGTTCAGGGTTAAACGTTATCCAAATCTCTGAGCCTGGTGAACGAATAGTTGGCACTAAAGCATCCCATGACTTCTTAGTAACGACCTGAGCCTCTTCAACCCAGCAAATCGAGCATGATTCAAATGATTTCAGATTAACAACTGATTGTTGCCTGATGCCAGCGAATACAAATTCCGAACCATTTACACAAGTTATTCGTGTTTGCTGTACGGTGAAGAATTGAGCCAGCCCCATATCTTCAATTTGCTTCTTCAGAAGGAAGTGAACTGACTCTTGAATAGAATTTTGTGTTTCTCTAGCGCAAAGAATACGGATAGGTGCTTCAATGGCTTTGATAATAAGTAATCGTGCCACTGTCCAGCTCTTACCGCTCCCCCTGCCGCCATAAGCAATTTTATAACGCTTAGGCTGCGTGAACGGGATCAGCGCATTGGGTATCTCTAAGTCTAAATCGAGATTATCGACCACGAATTGTAATCGTCACGTTAAGATTGCCAGTTAGCTCATGCTTTTCAGCGGCATCAAATCCTTGCATCTTATTAATCGCTTGAACTGAGGAGATAATATTGCCAGCATTGTCAGGCGCATTAATGACAGCGATTAACGTCTTAAGTGAATCTTCCCTTGTCCAAAGTAGCTTTTCAGAGAGTTGAGCTTTGAGTTCATCAACCCTTACCCTAACCTTACCGTCCGCCATTAGTTGCGATGCCTTGACTTGTGTTACCTCATTCTTGGTTGTTGGCTTCACATTGTAAGCCTCTCTGTAAGCATCAGCCTGTGTTTTTCCTCCGGCTACAGCTTGAGCAAATGCTTCCTGTTTAGGCGTTAGCATAAACACCTGACTTCATTTGTGTTGATAATTCCAGCGCTCTATTGCCGACATCTTTTGACCATTTGCTTGCTAACATTTCAACTGAGGCCTTCGCATAATCCCCAGCTTCAATAAGCTGCAATGTTTTCTTGAATTTAAGTAATCCGACTAATCCCATGTTGAAGCACATGTTGATTAATATGTCTTGACGAACTGTATCGAGTTTATTGATGAAAGGTATGGCTTCTTCTAACTGATCTATGCATTTAGATATCATGAGCTTTAGTATTCTTTCTGCTTCGACTTCATTAATGCCGTTCTTGTAGGCATTGCTGATCTCTAGGCTACTTAAGTGCAGTGGGTTAGCTTTTAGGTTATATCCATACCCAATAGTTTCCTTGCCAGCGGTACATAAATACATACGACTTCGGAAACCTTCGTGACGCTTTAATTGCCCAATCAATTTATCCATAAAACACTATATGTAGTAGTAAATTTAAGTTAATTATACCATATCTTGTGTTTTTGCAATATTTTCAGTTTTAAACGAACTTTCGTCTGCTTTAAACTTTATATTCTTTTTACGATTCTTATTAGTTGTTTTAAGTGCCATTAAAAATACTCGCTATCATCATCTTTCCATATATCATCAAATACTTTTAGTGCGTACTTGACTATGACAGCAGTAATACCAATAACTCCGATTGATAATGCGATTAATCCAGCTAGTAGTTGCATATCCATTCCTTACCTCTGATGTTGAATTTCAAGTTCATAAAGTGGCTTTTCCAATCCACAATCTACACAGGTACGTTTTTTCCAACTCACATAAGTCGCCCAGTGTGTGTGTTTGCAATGTGCAGATCTAACAGGTGCGCTGAATAGATTGACCGGTGGAAATTTAAGCATCGGCCAACAGGTCATGCTAATTCATCCTCTGCTTTCATTTCTTTGTAACGCTCAAG